TATAAATGAGTGTGAAGAAAAATCAAGATATTATTCCAGATGACGAATCGCAATTTCCCGACCACATACCCGTACTACCATACGATATTCAAAGAGAAAAGGAAAAAAAAGCAGTTAAAAAATTAGCTGAAGAACTTCGAAAAAAATCTGGAAAAATTGAACTAGTTATCGTTACAAGAGACGGAATCGCAAAGAAAGCCAGTGAATTAACGATTTTAGAACAAGAATACGAATTTGTTCGTTGTGCCACAAATCCAATTTATTTTATAGAAACTTATTTAACAATATTTGACCAGACACGGGGTAAAGCTGGTCAAATTGTTAATTTTAAATTATTTGATTTTCAAAAAACATTAGTTGATACTTATGTAAACAACAGATTTGTTGTAGCTAATAAATATCGTCAGGCGGGTGTTTCGACAACAACTTGTGCATATATTGCGTGGTATGTAATGTTTAATCAAAACAGAAGCGTTGCTATTGTTGCAGATAAACTCGAAACCGCACGTGATGAATTAATGAATGATGTGGTTATGTTCATTGAAGGTTGTCCTGAATGGCTTAGACCAAAAACTGGTAAAGAATCTGATGATAAATTCAAGGACACTCAAAAACTAAAACGCTATGATAATGGTTCATCATTAGGTGCGTTTTCTTCAAGAGGTCTTCGTGGTTATACACCCACATTACTTTTCTGGGATGAAACCGCATGGACAGAAAAGGGTGATAAATTTTGGACATCAGCTAAACCAACACTTCAAACAGGTGGTGCAGCAATCATGGTATCAACACCTTCTGGTCTCGATGCAGTATTCTATAAAACATTTGATGGTGCACGTAGAGAAGAAAATAATTTCAATGCGGTTGAGCTTTGGTGGTATAACGACCCAAGATATAACAAAGAATTATCTTGGTTAAAAAATAAGGGTAAGGAAAATGAAAAAAGGTTAGTTGACCAAAATTGGAGCAATGAAACCAGAATTCAAATGATGGATGATGGTTGGGAAGCCAGTAGTCCTTGGTTTGAAGACCAAGTTAAGGATGCAAACGGTGACATGCGTAAAATTGCACAGGAATTACTTTGTGTTGGAAAAAATTCGATGATTACCGTTAGAAATAAAAATAGTGGAATTATCGAAACCATTAAAATTTCTGATTTATATGCGAGGTTCGAAGAACAAAATAATTCTTGCGAGTATTTATCTAAAAATATAATACTTATGGATAAGACCATACTAATAAAACTTTTAAAATCGATTGAAAATCTAAATCAATATTTTATAAAAGGTGGGACATCGAAATTTAATAAAGACTATCCCAATTTATTGAATTTAATTAATGCATATACGTATGATATACAAAAATATAGCTCAAATAAAATTTTAGAGGCGAAGATTAAATTTTTAATAAAATATAATGGGGATATAAATTTAATAACGGAGAATAATCAAATATTAATATTTGATAAAAAAAGTAAAATTTTCAAGATTGCTAATATAAATTCAGCACAAAAGCAGTGGAATGCATGTAATAAAGAATTAAATGAAATTAAAAATCTTTATGATGAAGAATTAACTAGAGAGATACTTAAAAACGATTATAAAAAATACTACGGTAAATCTGGAAATAGGAGATTATTAAAGGATGATAAAAAATTATATTTGAGTTTATATTCACATACTCAAGAATTTAATAGTCTTAATAAAAATTTAAATAAATTTTCTTATAGATTATTTTTCTTCGTTAATAAAATTAACATTTATTGTGAAACACATAAAAATTTGAAATTTTGGAAGATGAGAAATAATGAAATTATTGTATTATGTTCAAAATGTAATCCAAGATACCCTTCAAAAGAATGGTTTCAAAAAGAATATGGAAGTGAGTGGGAAACGCATGTAGATAAAAGAAAAGAAAAATTGAGTGAAATAAAAACGAATAGTAGAAAATGGTATATTGAAAAATATGGTATTTCAGTAGGCGTTAAAAATTATGAAAATAGTGTTGAAAGGAAAATGAATATATTATCGAAATTAAAGGCAAATAAATTCAGTGTCATATCTCAAGATTTGTTTTGGAGTATATATGAATTATTGGAGAGAAAAGAAGATATATATTTTCACGATTTAAATCAAGAATTTGTTTTAAGAATTCCACCTGAATATAATTATGATAATACGGTAATGATGTTTGATTTTAAACAGGGGAATAACATTATTGAATATAACGGTAATTATTGGCATTCATTTGAAAATGATGAAAAAAGATATAAAATATTGAGGGAAATGGGTTATAACTTAAAAATCGTAACATCTACAGAATATAATAGAAATAAAAAGGATTTAAAAATAATTAATGATTGTATTAAATTTTTAACATGTTAATTAATACCGAGTATGAGATTTTAAATAGCTCAAATGAATTTGTTGACTTCCTTGGAATTGAAAAATCATTTAAAGAAATTGGTTATAAAATAACGTTAGAAAACGATTTTTCGATTGTGGTTAGTGGAGACCATATATTTTTAGCCAATGGTTGTGATATGTATGCAAAAACATTAATACCTAACGTCTCATATTTAACAACTAGCGATGGCGATTTTTATGTGAAATCCGTAGAAATTGTAGATGAATCTGAGTTTTATGATATTGTGGATTCTAAAGATTGTGACTATTACGCAGATGGCTTTGTAAATCACAATTGTTCGTTTTTGGGTTCAGGTGATAACTTCATTGCTGAAGAATATCTTTTACGTATACAAGAACATGAAGTAACCACACCTATTCGTCAGGAATACATGGACTTAAATATGTGGATATGGGAAGACCCAATTGTTGGTGAAGATTATATTATGGCAATAGATGCGTCACCGGGTCATGGTGAGGATAATTCAACAATTAATATCCTGAAAAACACCGAAATTATTGAAGAAAAGGTTATTACCAAAGAAAAAAAAAAAAAAAAAGTTAAAATAAAAAAACATAAACTATTACAAGTTGCAGAATATTATGGAAAAGTTGTTCCACAAGTACTTGCCGAAATCGCATATCAATACGGTAGACGATATAATAATGCATATACTATTGTAGATGTCACTGGTGGTTATGGTGTTCAAAGTATCGAAAAACTTTTAGAGTTTGGATACCAAAATGTGCATTATGCAGAGGTGACACATAAGCCAACCAGAGATAGATTAAGTGGTTATGTGAAAAGAGGGCAAAAAGTAATGCCAGATGGGGTGACAATTAATGTGGATTTAATCCCCGGATTCTTCATTGGTAATAATCGTGCATCAGTGGTACTTGAAATGCAAAGAGCTATTCATATGGAAGACGTTATTATTAGGTCAATTAGATTATTGAATGAGTTAAAGACATTTGTTACTGTTGCAGGAAATCGAGTTGCAGACCATAAACGTAGCTTCCATGATGATAGTATTATGGGACTTTCAATTGGTTTATATGTTGTTAATTTCGACATGGCAAGATATAAGCAAAGTAAAGGTGTTACCGAAAAATTATTAAATTCTATAATTACTCTTAACGATATCGATAATATAGAAAAAACAAGAGGTATAAAAAACAAACCAATGATTTCACCAAACAGTGCATCACATCTGAATTCCTATATTGCAAACTCTTGGCTATTTAATGGCTTGAAAGATAAAAACAAAAGATAGAATGTATTTATAGTTAAATCAACTTTTGCGAAAAATTAAAGTATTTATAAAAAAATATAAAAAATTATAAAATGGCTGAACAAGAAAAAAAGGGTACTATATATCAACAACTTAATAAGTTGATGAATCTTGATGGAATGGGATTTCAAGATGCACAACCATCTATATCACAAAGCACACCATCGAAAGAAGCTAAAGTGGTTATTAAGGGTAATACTCCAGAAGAAATTCATAGAAAAGGATTAGAGTTAGAACAAAAACGTGAACTCCAGAATAAATTTTTTAGAACAACCGATAGAGGGTTTCAAAAGGCATTACAATATGAAGCAGCCAGACTTCCAGCATATATGGATTATGAAGGTATGGAATATTACCCAATTATTTCTTCGGCATTAGACCTTTTCATGGAAGAAGCCACAACCATTGGAATTAATGGAAAAATGTTAAATATATATTCAAATAAGGAAAGAATAAAAACATTATTAGAAGAATTTTTCTTCGATATTGTTAATGTAAATGTTAACCTACCTTTCTGGGTGAGGAACACTGTAAAGTATGGCGATAATTTCGTATTACTTTATGGAGAACCTAAAAAGGGTATCACACATGTTAAACAATTGGTAAATTATGAAATTGAACGTTTCGAAAGGATTCAAAACAGTAAACCAATTGTGAAATTCAAAGAAAGAATGACTGGTGATGAATTTAATGTCTTTGAAATCGCACACTTCAGGTTATTGGGTGATGATAAATATTTACCATACGGTTCATCAATTTTAAATAAAGTTCGTAGAGTATTTCGTCAATTAGTTATGGCTGAAGATGCTATGCTTACCTATCGTATTATCAGAGCAGGTGAAAAAAAGGTATTTAAAATTGATGTAGGTAACATTGATGAAGATGATATCGAGGACTACATCTATAAAGTAGCTACTAAGTTTAAAAAAGTTGCACAGGTTCAACCAAATGACGGTCAAATAGATTATCGTTTTAATATAATGGGAAATGATGAAGATTATTTTTTACCCGTAAGAAACGCAAATACTCAAACTGGAGTAGAAACGCTTCCCGGGGCATCGAATCTCGATGCAATTCAGGATATTGAATATCTCAGAGATAATTTATTTATTGGTTTAGGTGTTCCAAAACCATTCTTAAGCTTTCAGGATGCAGCAGGTGCAGGTAAGAACATGGCACAATACGACATCAGATTTGCAAAAAAAATTAGCCGTATTCAACAAGCGATGGTTCAAGAACTCAATAAAATGGCAATGATTCATTTATATTTATTGGGTTATACTGGAGATGACCTAAGTAGCTTTGAATTAACGCTAACGAATCCCTCTACACAACAAGAACTATTAAAATCTGAATTAATGCGTGACAAAGCACAAACATATTCAGAATTAACTCGTGGTGAAGGCGGTATTGCTGCAATGTCACATACAAGAGCAAAACGTCAAATCTTTAATATGAGTGATAGAGAAATTGTTGATGATTTGAAACAACAGAAAATGGAGAAAGTAGTTATGCAAGAACTTGCAGATGCACCAGTTAGCATTAAAAAGACTGGACTTTTTGCAGATATCGATAAACGATTTGGTGCACCAGAAGATGTTGTTGGAAGTGGTGGAACTGAAGCTGGTGGAGCACCAGCAGGAGGTGACATGGGTGGAATGCCACCATTAGGTGGTGATATGGGTGGAATGCCACCATTAGGTGGTGATATGGGTGGAGCACCGCCAGCAGGAGGTGGAGCACCAGCAGGAGGTGACATGGGTGGAATGCCACCATTATCTGAAAGACATTCTAAATTAAGTGAAGAAGAATTTAGTCAACATGTTGAGAAAATGGTCTTTGGAAATAGTCCAGAACCAGAGCACAAGAAAGAAAAGAAGAATAAAAAAATCATTAGTGAAAATAATGAGATTAATGATAAATTGAATAAAAATGCCCAAGACATGATTAATGAAATCGATTCATTACTCAATGGAACACAAAGTTTTAATACAACGCAAAAAATTATGGAAGCAGAAGATGTTAATCTTGAGGACATTGAAGGCATTGAGTTAACCGAATAATTTAAATGAGGTTGATTAGAAACATTTACAGTTAATTATAGTATTTATATTAAATCGAATAATATCATTATGAAAAACACTAACATTGGAGTAGCTAATTTAGTAATTTTGAATAAATTGAGAGAATCATATTTCAATGGCAATTCTCTCGATGAGTCGAAGAAAGTCACTTTCGATTTTTTAAATATTATTAAGAATTCACCAATATTACAATTAGAATTCAAGGTTGTTAATAATCTCGAAAATAAACATATTGTCAATGATTTGGCTGCTACTCGTTATATTGATAATAACATTAAGTTATTTGAAGTATACACCATTGCTGAAATTGATGCCGAACGTGAAAAATTGAATATCTTCCTCAAGGAAAACATTGGTAATATAACAGAAGCTAATTATGATTTGGAACGAATTAAACTCTATAATGCAATTGATACATTGATTACTGAATCACTTAATGATTATGATAAAGTTGATGTCGATAATATTTACGAATCATTTACTGTTGTGTTAAATCATGTGAAAGAATATAAACAAAATCTTATTGAAAATGTCGAAAGTGAAGACGTTGGTGAAGAAATACTCGAAATCGCTGTTGATAAATTTAACGAAAAATATGCAGGTTTAAACGAAGACGAGAAAAATTTACTTCAATTATTAATAAAAACCAACGATAAAGAGAAAAAAGAACTTTTAGAAAGTTATAGAACTGAAAGTCTTACATTGTTAGAAGCAATTAATAAAGATAGTGTTAAAGAAAATATCTTAAAAGCTATTCAGAAAATAAAGGAAATGAAGTATAGTAAAACCAGTGTCGTTGATGACATTATTAGACTACACGAATTAAAAAGAGATTTATTATAAAAAAAGGACATCGAATTCGATGTCCTTTTTTGTCTAAACATAATTATCAAAAAAATCCTTTTTCATAACATTCATATCAACACGACCACTAATACCAGCCACTTGTCCCTGTGATGTAAATTGCCACGTTGACCAAGGAATATGTTCATCTGATTTTGATTGCCATCCCTTTGGCACACTTGGTAAATGTGTTTCTGGATTAATTCCTTTTCGAATATTCATGTAGTTAGCTAACCACAATGGATATTTACTGAAATCAGTAACACCATTACTATTTAAAAAGTCTGAATACGAATATATTATCGTATCATACCCACCATCTTTTAAAACATCAATAAATGTTCTTATATATATTGGCATACTTGCTTTTCGATTTGTCCAAGCAACAGGTTTTCTTTTAGTTTCATATGCTTTATCAATAAATGATTCAACATCTAATACAAGCGGAAAGCTTGGTTTGGGTAGTAATTCTACTTTAGATAAGAACCAATTTGCTTCCTCGGTTGCATCTGCTGCTGGGTCGGTTGAAGACCCGGGTCTTGCAAAGTGGTAATAACCAATCTTAACACCATTACCAATTGCTCTATTAATGTTTCCAAGAAGTTCATAATTGGCAGAATTTTCATCATAGAACCAAGTACCCTCAGTAACCTTAATGAATGCAAATTTAACTCCAGATTTTACTGCCTTGTTCCAATCAACATTTCTTTGATAATTAGATACGTCTACACCAAGAACAGTATTTAATTCATTCAATCTATCATCGGTTATCATTGTTGCTTCAGTTGCAGGTGTTGTTAGATTAGAATCTGGTTTTACATATTGACCAAAATCACCAAGTAATTTCATTGATGCAGCAGGGGTTGTTACTCTTGGTATTGGATATTTTAAAATTTTAGTACCAGTGAAATTAGTTTCCATTTTATTTGCAGTCATGTTATGTTCAACACCTGTTATAAGATATGCACCATTAAAAAGCGGAACATTATCTAATTGAAAATATTGCGTAGGTTGAATCATAGCGTTACCAAGTCCAGTAATTGTTGCACCATACGCACGATTTTCATATAAATTATATAGGTTTTGACCTTTTGGTGTTGGTGGTGATTGTGCTCCATCACCAGCCAATCTCGAAAGAATCTTAAGTGATTCGCTTGTTTCTGGATATTCCTTACTATCAATTTTTATATCAGTAAACATTGATTGATTTTGTTGACCAAACATTACTCTAAATGCTCTTACCTTATTAAAAATACTCTTATTATATTCCGAATTACGTTTAATTTGTTTATCGTTTTCATCATCATAGTTATCATAATCATCGCAACCAGTATTAAAATCAATTGCATCTGTTGTTGCAATATCAACAATTCCATCATCCTGAAAACCATTTTTTAGGTTATTTGGATAGCTCGATGAACCACCTGCATATAAACACACAAATGCTTCTTGTTGGGTGGTGTCCATATTAGGGTTCATTTTAAATGAATCTTCCCAACTCTCATCACTATGTACAATAAAATTTTGAAGCGGAAAAAATAGAAATCCATTTAATGACAATAATTGTGACAATACACTAAAAACAGAAATGTTTGTATCTTCAAACAAATCCAACAATATTTCTGGATTTATATTGGTATTACCAATTGGTCTCATTACTCTATCCACGAACACAAATGAATCAATTAAGTCCTTTTCGCCATTAAATGGATATCCACCTTCTAATGGTTCACTTATTGGATTACACAACCATTTATCATTAGTATTTTTGAAAGAATAATATAATTGGGTAATAATATCATCATCACCCAATAATTTTTTATTTTCTTCTTCAATTTCTTTTTGTTTTTCGTTTTTTGTTTCAATATTTAAATCTACTGAAATAAAAAATGACTTAAAAAACGTATCATTTATTTCTTGTTTTCTTTTG